GACTACGGCTTCATCCAGAGCTCCGTCTTCGACAACAAGGCGCTGATGGCCACGAACCCGGACTATGTCAGACAGCTGGAGGCGCTGCCGCCGAAGATCCGGGAGGCATGGCTGCACGGCAACTGGGAGATCTACGAGGGCCAGTTCTTCGAGGACTTCCGCCTCGCGCCGGACATGCTGGCGGCAAGCGAGCACGGCTGCACGCTGAGCAAGGAGGAGCTGAAGCGGGAGCACCGATGGACGCACGTCATCGAGCCCTTCGACGTGGGCGCCGGCGAGCGCCGGGGCTGGAACATCCTGCGCAGCTTCGACTGGGGTTACAATCGGCCGTTTTCCTGCGCGTGGTGGGCGGTCGATTACGACGGGACGATGTACCGGATCCTGGAGCTCTACGGCTGCACGGATACGCCGAACGAGGGCCTGAAGTGGACCAAAGACCAGGTCTTCGCCGAGATCGCGCGCGTGGAGCGGGAGCATCCCTGGCTCAAGGGCAGGCGCATCGACGGCGTGGCGGATCCTGCGATCTTCGCCTCAGACGGCGGCGAGAGCATCGCGGAGACGGGCTTCAAGTACGGGGTGTACTTCTCACCGGGAGACAACAAGCGCGTGCCGGGGTGGATGCAGTGCCACTACAGGCTGCAGTTCGACGAGAACGGATTCGCGAGGCTGTACGTATTCGAGACCTGCAGGGCTTTCATCCGGACGATCCCGCTGCTGATCTACGACGACCACAAGCCGGAGGATTTGGACACGGACCTGGAGGACCACGTCGCCGACGAATGGAGATACGCATGCATGGCAAGACCGGTCACGCCGAGGCGGCCGGTGGAAGAGAAACGGATCCTGAACGATCCGCTGAACCAGTACAGAAAATACGGGAGGATGTAATGGACGAGAAGAAGAAACGCGAGAACAAGCGGGTGACCGAGGGCCGGGCGCCGGCCGGACCGGTACGGGCGAGGCCGACGGGGAAGGCAGCACCGAGGCCGGAACCGACAGCGGCGCCGATGGGGATGCCTGGGGCTTCCGGCATGGGCGCGCAGGGATTCGTACAAGGTGCGCCGGGAATGGCGCCGGGGATGATGCCGGGCGCGGCACCGATGCCTGGGATGGGCATGCCGCCCACGCAGAACATTCCGGGGCGTCCGATGGCCGGCACGATCCCAGGAGAGAGCAGGATGGCCGGAGAGGCGCCTGTGGGGCGCGAAGAGACGCGGATCGTGGGGACCGGGGTATACGATCCGGCGAACACCGAAGCGATGGCCACGCCGGGCGTGAAGGGCCTATACGAGGACTACAGGGGCCTTGACAACATGCCGCAGGGCGTGGACGCGGAGCGGCTGCAGGAGTTCACGCGGGTGCTCAACCGCTACAAGGCGGGCAAGGCGTCGATCGACCGGCGCGTGCAGTCTGCGGAGCGCTGGTGGAAGATCCGCAACAGCTTCGAGGAAGCGAAGATGACGGACGGGCCGATGCCGGGTTTTCAGGCGCAGAGCTCCTGGCTGCACAACGTCATCAACTCCAAGCACGCCGACGCGCTGGAGGCGTATCCGGCGCCGAACATCCTGGCTCGCGAGGATGGGGACAAGCTGGACGCATGGGCGCTGAGCAAGATCGTGCCGGTGATCATGGAGCAGAACGAGTTTGAGCAGACCTACGACGAGGCGATCTGGCAGAAGCTCAAGACCGGCACGGCCGTGTATCAGGTATCGTGGGACAAAGACAAGCTCGGCGGCCTGGGAGATATCGCGATCGGGCGCGTGGACCTGCTCAACCTGTTCTGGGAGCCGGGGATCACGGACATACAGAAGAGCAAATACCTGTTCCACACCGAGTGGGTGGATACCGACGAAGTCAAAGAGGCGTATCCGGAGGTCGAGGACAAGGTGCTGTCCTCCTCCGTGATCCCGACGAAGATGCCCACCGATGACTATGTGCCGACGGACGGCAAGGTCGTCGTGGTGGACGTGTACTACCACAAGCACGGCAAGCTCCACTACTGCAAGTACATCGGCAGCACGGTCCTGTACGCCACGGAGAACGATCCGGAGCGCATGGACCGCGGCCTGTATGACCACGGGCTGTATCCCTTCGTCTTCGACGTGCTCTTCCCCGTGGAGGGCGCTCCCTGCGGCTACGGCTACGTGGACATATGCAGCAACACCCAGCTGCGCATCGACAAGCTCAACACGAGCTTCCTGCAGAATGCCATGGTGGGCGCGACGCCGCGCTTCTTTTTCAGGGCGGACGGCGCGGTGAACGAGGAGGAGTTCCGGGACCTGTCAAGGAACCTCGTCCACGTCAACGGGAACCTGGGCGAGGACTCACTGCGGGCGATCGTGGCCAACAGCCTGCCGGGCAACTACATCAACCTGCTGACCAACACGGTCCAGGAGCTGCGCGAGACCACGGGCAACACGGAGACGAGCACGGGCTCCTCCTCCCACGGCGTCACGGCGGCGAGCGCGTTGGCGGCCCTGCAGGAGGCGTCAGGCAAGACGAGCCGCGCGTCCACGATCACGACGTACCGGGCATACCGGAAGATCGTCAACCTGGTGATCGAGCTAATCCGGCAGTTCTACGAGCTGCCGAGGGAGTTCCGGATCACTGGCGCGATGGGCATGCAGAAATATATCACCTTCAGCAATCAGGGCATGCAGCCGCAGTCTCAGGGCGTCCTGGGCGGCGTGGACCTGGGGTACCGGGTACCGGTCTACGATATCTACGTCGAAGCGGAAAAGCGCACCAGCTATACGAGGATGGCCCAGAACGAGCTGGCGCTGCAGCTGTATTCCGCCGGGGTGTTCAATCCGCAGCTGGCGGACCAGACGAGCATGCTGCTGGACATGATGGACTTTGACGGCAAAGACGAGTTGTTACAGAAGGTGGCGGCGAACGGGAGCCTGTACCAGCAGATGCTGCAGTACAAGGCCATGGCGGCCACGCTGGCGGCCAAATACGAGCCGGACATGGTCCAGGGCCTGCTCAACGGCGGACAGCAGGCACAGCCCAACGAGGCAAAACAGGGAGAGGGCACGCAGCAGATTCAGGGCAGGGCGCAGAATGAGCCCGGACACGTCCAGAAAGCTCGCGAGCGTGCGGCTGCCGTAACGCAGCCGGGTGGCTGATGTGACGCGGGTCATCTATGAGCCGGCGGAGCTGCGGATGAGCGCCGAGGGCCACGCAGGCGCGCCGAAGGACGCGGGATACGATATGGCCTGCTGCGGCGTCTCCGCGCTGATGTTCGCGCTGGTGGCGGCGCTGGACCGTTACGAGATCGAGGCGGAGGTCTGCTGCGGCGACGGCATGCTACGGATCCTGGCGAAAGAAGAATGGGGTGAAGAGGCGGGCATCGCGCAGATCGTGCTCGATACGATCGCGGCCGGGCTGGAGCTGGTCGCCGGGAAGTATCCGGAGTACGTCAGCTTTGAGGTCAGGTGAATGAGATGGGCGACACGAACTGGGCGAAAATACGGGCGGAATACATCTCGAAAGGCACGCCGTACAGGAAGCTCTGCGAGAAGTACGATGTCAACGAGCGCACGCTGTGCCGCCGCGCCAAGAAGGAAGAGTGGCAGCGCCTGCGGACAGAAAATGTCAGCAAGCTGAATGAAAAGTGTCAGCAGCGGGCCGAAAAAGTCATCATTCAAAATGCGGCACGGGATGCGGACCGGATGTTTGCGGCCACGGACAAGCTGATGCGGAAGGCGGAGCAGCTGCTGGAGCTGGAGGATCCGCTTTCACCGCGGGACCTGCGGAGTCTGTCGAGCACGCTGCTTGACGTGCGCACGCTCCTGGGGATCCGGGACGAGACCGACCGCGAGGAGCAGAAGGTGCGCATCGAAAAGATGCGCGCGGAGATCGCGGCGATGAACGAAGAGAAGCAGACCGAGAACAGGATAGAAGTAGTCTGGATAGACAATCCATGGGACAAGGAGGATGGAGGACAAGACTATGGCAGCGATAGCGAATAACGAGGACCAGCTGGTCCAGAACGAGCAGCAGGACACCA